CAGACTAGAAAACGAGCCGCTGGTGTGGTAAACGTCGTTGGATCGACGGATATTCAGTCGGCCAACAATTCCCGGGTGACCCATTGCAATGCGAACGATATCGCCTTTGTTGTGGTGCTCTGGATTGACGCCCATTCGCCGGACGCAAGCCTCAGCGAGCCGATAAAGCCCAAGGTTACGGAAGTGCTCCGCGCCTTGTACGTCTGGAGCCTTTTGAGTCTTGATCTGGCCTTTCCAGCATCGCTGAACCAAGCCCGCCGAAGCCTGAGCCATGAACTTATCATGTTCGCTTTCGGTCACGCTGAAACTGGAGCCCTCGACGGCCCCGCCTAGTGGTTGACTGGCCATCTTTCGGATGATCCTTTCTTGAGCGATTTCAACGGTCACGGATGGATCGTCAACCAAGGTGTCTGCAAAGCTTCGCTCAAGCTTCGCAAGCGTACAATGGGCAACGATAGTCTTGCGTCGGTCGTCGTGGGCCTTGAGTTGTCTTGCAACTTCGGCTTCGACTTTCTTCTCTGTGTCTTCAGTCGGCTCGACATGCTCGGCCCGCATCGCCTCTTCGGGCTCTTTCTCCATGCCTGCCATCGATTCGACTTGCCCCATCGGAGCCGCGTCAGAACCGGCTTGGCCTGCCGCCTTGCCTGCGAGGTAAACAATGATCTGCATCGGATCGGTCATGCCTTCTGGCAACCCGAGCCCCTTGAGAGTTGCCAAAAGCGACTCGTCCATACGCGTAACCCTTTCCTGGTCGTAAGACCTGCGAACAGTAGAATTCGGATCTGCGCCCGTTGCACAGATCGAAGCGTTGTGAGGTTCCCATGCGGTAACGATTTCCGCTGGCCCCTCAATCACCTTGCCTTGTCGGGTGGTGTACGTTTGGCCCTCTCGAACAAATTGACGCTCTAGGATCTGGGCGTCAATCGAAAAGTCATTCAGGTGGCCCTCGGTGTATCTTGTCGCGACAATCTGCGAGTCCGCATCGCTTGCAAAGTCAGGCAAGCCCAGCAGCTCATCGCCTTCAATTACGATGTTGCGAATTGACCCAAAGACGTTGCGCACCGTCTTGTCGTTGTGCGAATCGACGATAGGCAACTGCTTTTTGTCGTTGCGAAATCGAACGCCATCCATCAACAAAACTTGCTTGATCCATCCTCGATCCTGATCGTAGATGTCAATCGGCGTCTCTGTCGCAATCACCGCCCGACCATCTTTCACGGTCCCAAATTGGCGAACGATCGAACCGCCCTCGATTGGCTTGGCTTGGTGTCTAGCGTCGAGCTCTTTTCGTCGCTTGATTAGGTCGCTCTTTTTCATGCTGTCACCTCAGCCGGTAGCGTGTCCACCGATCCGTCTTTTGCGTCGTCGATTAAGGCCTGTACGCTTGCTTCGCTCATGCCGACCGACGATAGGAACACCCTGGCCGCCGCTTCGCTAATGGCCCCGCCGGAAAGCTCGTCGAGCGTCTTGGCAATGGCTTTGCGGTTGCGATTGAACTGAAGCGTCGATAGCCCCATCATTTCGCCGCTGCCGGTCGCTGGTTGTGTTTCTGCCGCCCCTTGGGTTTGAGCCGCCGAAATGGCTAGTTGCGTCTGTTCTGGGGTCTGCAAACCGAGCTTTTGAAGCAATCGGTTTTCTTTGGCCCGTTGGTAGAACACCGTGCGGAAGTTGAGCCCCTGAGCCCCAAGCACTTCGGAGTAGGTCGCTGTAAATGAGTTGATGCCCGATTCGCTGGTCTGTTGCTCAACGCCTGGATCGACCCATTCCCATTTTGGCGTTTGCCATTCAACAGGGGTAAACCGTCTGCGATCGCTTAGCAGGTCGATAGGCGATGGAAAACCGTCAAGGCTGGTTCGAGTCGCTGCATCGCAGAAGCGATCCCAGACGGGCTGTAGCAAGTGCCGAATGATGTATTTTTGGATGATCCGAAACCGCCGCCGATCTTCGAGTTGGCTGGTCCGGCTCGAACTGTAGGAGGTCTGCGAATAGTCGCGTGCTACAACCTCGTAGGATAGCCCGGTCCCTACCGCGATCCCTCGAAGGATAACCTTGGTCCATTCGCCCGCCGAAGTGTTTGGCCGCGTTGGGTTGATAACCTCGACCGACTCATTCGGGTTCAAATCGAAAATTAATCCCGGCTCTAGGTATCGCTCCCTGTTGCCGTCCTTGTCGGTCCCGCTGCCAGTCCTTGGATTTCTCAGTTCGCCCATCGGCGTTTCGGTCTTGATTGCCGCCGTGAAGCAAGACGCGATAGCCGAAGCTTGCAGCTCGTTGTCAAGATACGTTCCGAGGTCTCTGATTGACGCCAACGCTGGTGCAAACCAAGTAACGCCGCGAGTCTGTCCGACTCGATCCTGCCGAAACAGGTGGATAATCTCCCTGGCCGGGATTTCCTTCGGCGTTCGGCTTACCGCGTAAGGCTGTAGCGGGTGATCGTCATAGATCATATAGGCAAGGGGCTTGCCCGATTCATCGACTTTTATGCCACGAATTACCCGCGTACCATCGCCGCGATCGATGCCCATCGTGTAGGTATCGCGATCGGTCGCTAGCCTGTCGGCTTCGATGATCTCAAGGGCCATAGGAATCGGTCGAGAGATTCCACGGTATTCGGTCGAGGGTAAATTGACGATGCGGATAAGCACTTCGCCCGCTTCGACCATTTCGCGAAGAGCGATAATCTGGATTTCTTCGAGCGTCAAACGCCCGTTGATATCCGCGACTTCGGACCACTCAGACCAAGCCTTATCGCGCAGGTCGTTGATGTCTTCAATGTCATCGCCTTCGGGAGTCTCAAAGGTCGATTGGGCCTGGATGCCAGCCCCGACAACCGAAGAAACGATAGTGTCAACAACACCCCAAGCATAGGAATTATCTCGAACCAATCGCCGAGCCTCTGCCCTGAGACGGTCTGCCCCGAACGGCCCCATTAGCTCTTGGTCGGCTGGTAGGTTCTTCGGGTGCCTATTGCTCGATACTCGCGACGGTTCGGCCCCTTGGTACGATCTTGCAAGGGCCTTACGTGCTGCCTGCCGTCGCAATCCCGCGATAGGGCTAACTGCCGAGACTACGGAATCGATAAGCTTGGTAATCATCGACGGCCCCCTACGATTCTACCGAGGGAGATGCCGCCCGATCCGCTTTCGCGTTGGACCTGATGAAGCAATGCTTTTCGCTCAGCCATCAATGTCGACAGGTCGAGCTTGGTTACAGTCCGAGAACCAATGCTATACTGAGAGGCTCCCCCATTTATAAGGGCCTCGATAGCCGCGTCGATTAGTGCTAGAAGGCTTGCCGCTGATGCCATGCGTAAATAGTTGCATGGCTTGCGGTTGCTTGGTAGATGCCTGTACTATTCCATTAGTACACTGCTACAAATTATTTACGCTCTTGGGTCCAGGTGTGCCCGCAATAGGAGCATTTGCAATATCGGGCATTGCTCTTGGTGCAATAGACCCGGCTGTAGCTCTTGCCAATCGGTCGGCGTGATTCGCAAAGGGTGCAAGGCCTTGCCTCATCTTCCCGGGGGATGGGGGCCTCAATAACCGCCACCGCCTCAACCGGCTCGATGATCTCGATCGGCTCGATAGCCTCTTGCGTTGCTGGCCTGTCGATTCGCTTTGGTCTTTTGCTCATATCACCCTCTTCTCTTGGGAATCCATCCACCCTGACGCTGCTTAAATCGTTGCTGCCCGTGCCTGTAGGCTTGCTGGACAGGCTTGGCTTGTTTGGGCTCATCGCCAATGTGTTTTGGGGCAACTTCGATTTCCGATGGGGCTATCAATTTTACGCCGCACGCCTCCGAGCCTGCCGCCGCCATGTAAGTCGCATCGAGCCAATGGTTATTGCTGTCCCGGACGTTCCAATAGGTTTTAGCCCCTTTGCCCTCAGTGAACTTGGTGACTAACTCTTCGGCTGCGATATGCTGCGCGTACTGCGAATGCCGCTTTTCGTCTTCTAGGCTGAACACCGAAAGCGATCCGCGCCGAAGCATGTTTGCATCGTCAAAAGTCGGGGTAAGGAATCGCTCGTGAATGAATTGCTTCCAATAGCTGGTGTCTAGTTCATATAACCAAACATTCGACGATGGAAGCTTTTGAGCGTGCAGGTTGGCCCCTGCGATTGTCACCGAACTAGACTTGGCTTTTCGATGGTATGGGTCTTGCCCCTTCGATGGGTGGAAGATCCCGCCGACTTCGCGGCAGAATGAGTACGCCGCATTGGTAAACGCCCCGGAGTCGACTAGGCAAAAGTCGATCGGTCTTCGCGTTCCGGTTGTGTCGATGAATTCTTTTTGGAGTAGTTCATCTCGGAGCGATAGGAGGGCCTGATAAATCATCGGCTCGCTAGCTTCGTGATCCATGCTCTTATCGGTCCCGTAGACCTGCTGGATACCATAGTCCGCTACAACGCCTCCAGCACCGTGCCACCATGCCGTAACAACCCAATGAAGGTAATACTTGCCCAGGTCGATCGCCGCTGTCAGGGCCACGGTATTGGCTGGCAGTTGCCTTCGGACCAATCCGCTTATCCGCGACTCGACAAGAGCGGGAGTTATCCCTAAGCCCATCGGCCCGGCTTCCTCTGGTGGGTCGTTGTCGTCTTCGGTCGATACTGCCTTTTGGCCACGGTCGGCTACCCGGTTGAAATAGCTGTGAACCGCCGATAGCTCCATCGGTTCGCCGTCGCTGTGGATCTTTCGGGAGTAGCTTGCCTGATTGCTTACTACCGCCCCGCGTTCGATCTCGGCTTGGTTGTCGCGCCAGAACCGAAACGCTTCTCTGGCGTCCGGGTCGTCGGCTTTGCGCCCTTTGCGAAGGTCGATGTACTGCTCAATCAGGTCCATCCGATCCGGCTTGGTCACAAGCTTGCGGTATCGCTTGCCCCTCCAGCTGGGTTTCTGCTTTGGGTCGGTGTACTTGAAGGCAATACACTTTCGATTCTGGATGGTAAAAAGCCCAACCCGAGGGATGCGCTCGGAAGATTGCCCGAGCCCGCCGATGTCCTGCTCGATGATTTCCTCGTTCTTCGCAATCATCGTTTCGCTTGCCGCTGCCTCCCGGTCTTCGATGTCGTCAATGATCGCCAACGTCGGACGCATTGATCGGAACTTAGTACCGCGGATCGCCCCGTCAATTCCCAGGCTGTAGAACACCTGCCCCCTGCTACACGGCTCGATCTCTTTGGGCCAATCGGGAATTTGCCCGCGGTTGATCGCAGGAAAGACAAAGAATTCCGGCCCGATAACGATATTGGTCGACTGCCCGCCGCAAGTCTGCATCCGGCCCCGGCTCGACCAACCGCCAACGGCTTGGAACGGGATCCCGATTTCTGGATAGTCCGCGATAAACAGGTCGTTTTGCTGCAGTTGCTCAACTAGGTCGCGCACTTCCTTTTTCGCCTTGTCGGCGTTTTTGCCGATGACGACTGGAAACGTCGATAGGCCCCGGACCATAAGGTACAACGCAACGCGAATAGCTAACGTCGTTTTACCTTCGCCGCGAGGGCCTGCGATGCCTTGGTCTCCGCCGTACTTGGCCGCGTCGATAATCGATTCGATCATGGCTAGCCGGTCGCTAGTCCACGCCTCGAAGAATTGCGAGCCAAAGTAGGTGGATAGCCAAAGGGAGCAATCAGACTCAGCCTCAAGACGCCTAGAGGGGTCAAGAGGGGGCAGGATGAAAATATCCCGTTGGCTAGCCCGTTTTTTTGCCATCAAATCGCGTTGATATGCTCGACGGTCGCCCTTAATCGGGTCGGCTTGCGATGCCGTTTTCGGATGCAAGCTTAGTAAGTTCTGCAATTGGGACAGACTGAGCGAGCTCAAGAAGTCGGAGCCGTTGCTCATTTTCTTTTACCTCCCGCTTCGCGTCGAGTTCTTCTCGCTTGCAATCTATCGCATCCGCCGCGAGAAGCACCTTGGCCGCATCGATCGCCAAATCTGGATCGGTCAGGCATTCCATCAACGCCGCTTTGATCGCCTCTTTGTCGACGTTCCATTTTTCCTTGAGGGCTCGATTGACCAAGCGTAAATCCTTCGATGTCTTGATCTCCAAACAAGCCGCCCCCTACCCCGCGAAACCGCTTGCTAACGTGCTAACTTTCATCTGAAATCCTGGGCTAATGATCTG